ATCAGCTAACTGAGCATCGTAAGCCTGTACGTCTGAACCAATAGCTACACCCAATGTTGTTCTAGCTGCGCTTGCATCTGCATCATCAAGTAAACTTCCTCCAAAGGATGTTGTAGCACCTAAGTAACCCCATTGTGCTGATGATATAGTTGTACTATCAATTCCTGCTAACTGATTTATCTCAGCAGCAGTAGCTGATATAGCTGTACCATCCAATGTAATAGAAGATGCCTTGAGTCCTGCTACTTGAAGGTCTTCATATGCAGTTCCTAATTTAAGTTCAAACTGAGGCCCTGTAGTAGAGTAAGTAAACGTAGCATCATCTCCTGTACCACCATTTATGGTTATACCTGCTCCATTCACTACTGCTGATGTAGTATTATCACTATCTAAAACAATGTTGTGGTCACCTATATTTACTGTAGTTGAATCAACAGTAGTTGTGGTTCCACTTACTTGAAGGTTTCCTGTAATAACAATCGTATCTCCTGAGTCAGTACCTATAGTAATGTTTTGGTCTGCTGCACCACCTGAAGACTCTAAGTTTGCTAATGCTGTTAAAAGATTAGCGTTGTTTACATTGACATCTGTGTTAGTTGTGAATGTAAGATTACTCTGCATATAATTCTGAAGGTTACCTACAGTACCTTCTCTTAGCCCTGTTGCTGAAGTATCATATACAATGAACGAATCTGCACTAGCAAAGTTATCTCCTAAGTCTGTCTGCGCTGTGACAGCAGTAGTTGCTAACGCTGTAGCACCATCTCCTGTAGAAGTAACTTGACCTGAGTGATTAGGGTGACTATAGTTATTTGCTCCATCAGCTACATTAATCATAGTTCTAACATTTGCAGGCGTTATTTCTTCTATCACACCTGCTCCTGTTGAATCTCTACCTAATAATCTGTTAGTTGCTGAAACATTTTGAATCTTAGCGTATGTTACGTTGTCATCAGCAATCTTGGCAGTTGTAACAGCATTTGAAGCAAGTTCGTCTGCAACTACACCACCTGTTTTAATTGTTACTGCTCCTGAAGAAACGTCAAAGTTGTCAGCACTAAAAGAGGCTATACCTTTATTGCTTGATGTAGCATCTTCAGCAGATATTGTTAAAGTATCTGTTGCGCTAACTGCTGTGTCTATACCCTCTCCTGCTGAAACTGTTAATGTGTTTCCATCTTCTATGTCTTGAGTGTTAGTGCCATCGCTTACAGTCCACTTACTATAGGTTCCTGAGCCTGAACCTACAGTAGTCCATTCAGTACCATCCCAAAACTTAAATACGTTTGAGCCTGTGTTAAATATTAATTCACCCTTTTTAGCATTTTTCTGTGCTGTGGTAAGACTGCTATAGTCAGGGTCTGTTGCTAGGTTATGCACCCTTGCATTCTGCAACTCATTGTCGTTTAAATCTATGTTTGCTAAAAACTTTGGCATATCTGTTTAATTTAAGTAAGCTTTCCCACTAAAGGATGCTGAAAATGTTAATGTTATTTGACTTGTTGAATTATATGTTACGTTTCCTATTACTGCTGTACCTGCTGAATCTACTACAGAAACAGAAGGGAATTTATTTAATGTATGGCTGATAGTCCAAGTATCAGATGCAGAAGATTGCGTAAAAACAAAGTTCTTATCTGTACCAACTATCCCCCCTGTTATAACTATGTCAACAGTAGGTTGTTGTGTTTTAGACACAACCTCTACTGTGGGTGAATCCTTAACAACAACGTCTACATTGTTGGTGTTAGTGCTTGATATTACATTTACTGTTTGAGCCATTAATCAGTTACATCTTCTGTTACAGTAAAACTACCTTTTACATACGTTTGAACATCAGTTGCAGTATATGTGATTTGCAGGTCATATACATACTTTCCTCCACCCCAATCTATTAAAAAGGCTGTTGTTCTAAGCTGACCATTTGCTTGGTCTACCCATTCCAACCCACTACCTATAGTTAGCTGTTTTACCACCTTTCCTCTAACACCATCTCTTCTTATATCCATTTTAGGAGTTGCTGTAGAAAGGTCTATCTCGTTTCCTACATCTGCTGAAGTGGTGTAAAAATTGAAGGTTACCTGTTCAAAGGTATCTCCATTATACTGTGTTGGTATGTTGTATACTGCTGCCATTATTCTTTTTGTTTTCTCTCTTTAAGAAAGCGTACAATTTTTTTATGTTTTCCTCTTTTGGCTTATATCTGCCTCTCTTTTTTCTCATCCTAAATAAATACCTCCAAAATTAACGTCTTTGTCAGGATGCATATTTTCATTAGAAGAGTCTAAATACTCAGGATATTTTGAACTATTAAAGTCCATATAATCCATAAATCTTCTAGTGTAAAACTCTGCTGTTTCCTGCGCTCTTCTAGTGAGCGCATTCAACTCTTCCTGTTCTATGGAAACGCTGTTTTCGCTAGTGTGCTTATACACCCCTCCGTTGTTTATTTGATAAGCTGCAAAAGGCATATACGTAGCCTGTGTAAACCAAATCAACATTGGCTTCACGTATTCGTCTACTAAGGTTTTGTAGTCTGCGTTAGCAACATCTGACAAAGTGTTGTTTACAACAAGGTCTTGAAGCTTGTCATACAGTTTTCCTCCTAAGTAGTTTTGTATATGCGTGTCTTGTGCAACCTCAACAAACTGAATTATCTTGTCAGGGTCTACATTACCACTAATAATGCTCTTTTGTTTTATGTCTTGTATAGTTACAAATAGTGCTTTCTGTGGCATAATTATTTAGATTTAGTAGGGTAAGCCCCTCTGTTTGGCATATCGACAGGTCTGATTGGCACTTCCTCAGGATTGTTTGGTGCTACATAACCATCTCTCAATGCTTCGTCTTCACTTACTCTGTCTTTCTTTTTATATACTAATCTCTCCCAATAGTGGTGGCAGTTCTTACCACCCTTAAATTTGAAGAGAGAGTAGTTTCTCTTCTTGTGGCCTAACTTCTTATTGATTCCTCTGAAGGACATCATATTAATATCCTCTTTTCTAAATACAATATCTTTAGACGTTAAGACCTCCATATTCTTGCAGAACTCTCTACTTCCTAGAGAATCCCTTACAGGCATATAAGAGTACCTTACTTTGTAGCCCTTATTATCCTGTACACTATCCTTAGAAGCGTTTGCATCGCTTTCTTTAACACTTGATAGTTGCTTAAGGTCGAATTCTTCATTTTCGTTCGTTACTTTTTCTCTATGAACGATTTCCCATTCATCAGAAATAACCTCTCCTAATTCTTCGAGTTGCTCATAGAGGTCACCAAACTCGTCATCACTCAATTCTTGCGAAGACAACTTCTCTCCTGTTTCTTCTTCTCGTTTCACTTTGGTAGAGATATTGTCTAATTCTGTAAACTCTATTGGTTGTAGTGTTACAAAATATAAGTTTAGTTGTATGTTATTAAATTCAAGTATCTGATTAAGGCCATCAATCAACGCTTGTTGAAATGGTCTAATCACGATGTTGTCCATCAGAATACTTGCTGTTCTAAGTTCTTCTGCGTTGTTTCCAAATCCTGTGTTGTCCTTAATACCTAAAAGTATAGGAGATACAATTCCGTGACCTAACATTATTTTTTCTCTACTCTCGTCAGCTAAGAACTGATACTGAGCGTGAACGTCAGGTATAGTAATTGGTTCTATTGTTGCTTGGTCTTCCGCAGAATCGTTAAATGTCAAAATGAATTTACCTGCGTTTGTGCTTCCACTAAACTTCTCGTAAATCCTTCTTTCTATAAGTTCTTGCGTTTCTTCATTTGGAATACCATTGTTGAAGTTAATCATCAGCGAAGGCTGTAAGCCTTGCTGTATGTTGTTAATGTGGTAGTTTGCTACCTCTTCTTCAAGTTCACAGTATTGTAAACAACCATTATAGTCTGTAGGAGAATAATAATAGAATCCTGACTTATATGGCTTGATAACAAACAGCTCTATTTGCTCAGACTTTGTTCCGTTGCCAAACGTAGGGATTCTTTTTGGTTTCTCGTTTCTCTTTATTGCAGACCATTTTGGGTGGTAATAGTAAGCTTTGATTCTGCCATCAGTAGCCTTCTCAGCTCTTAGCGTTTCCATAGGAAAATGTAACACTTTAACTATAGAAGTTTTGTTCTTGTTATAAACAAGCTGTAACGCACCTTGACCTAAAAGCTTATAGTCATTAACCAATCTTCTTATTTCTCTTGCAGGAAGCAGCAGCTTCATTTTTGCGTAAGCCTCAGGTCTTTCTGCGCTGTCTGTTGCGTCTAACCCTCTACCATATATCATATCAGATATACCATTGATACATCTTGCGTTGGTTGGGCTTCCTAAATACTTTTCAATAAGACTCTCAAAGTAGTCTTGATTATCATCTCCACACAAATACAAGACCCATTCTTTGTTGTGTACCTCGACAACTTCAGGTGATTGATAACCACTAAGGTTTACAACCTTCAGATTATTTTTGTAGTTGTTGTCTGTCATAATATTACATATTTATCATCACCATCATCGTATTGCTCGTAGTTGTCAGGTAATGTGAAAACTTCATTTTTGTTCGTATTTGCAGTAATATAGATTAAATCTCTGTAATATACATCTGTAGTAGATTTGAGTTCAAAGCTATATATCTGACCTTCCTTCAAAGTTACTGAAGGTGTTAAAGATATTTCTATATAATTCAAAGAATAGTGACTATCCCAAGTAAAGGTAGCTGAAGTGTCAACAACATTAGTTCCTGTTTCCCTAAATGTAATAGTCGCATCATCTAATAAATCCCCATTGAATGTAGAAGGGATTATAGTAAATGTTTGCTCTCCTGTAATTGGTCTTAATCTTACCATCAATTATATAACTAAATTAAGTGGTTTTTGTTTTAAATAAAAAAAGGGGCGTTTAGCCCCTTTTCTATATTAAAGAAGATTCTTATGGTAAATCAGTATCACCAAATTCTGAATCTATATCTCCATCTACCTCAACGAATCCATCTGATAATGTGCGTGACACCTCATCTCCTGCAACTAAAAATTGCGCAGG